CGGGCCTCGCGTAGGCGTTGTGAGACGGTGAGCTCGTCGGCAGGGATGCCATCGACAGCCAGGGACAAGGCCGCGCTGAAGATGTCTTGGTGGACAGGTTCGAAAAAGTCGGAGGGCTTGAGATCACTGGGAAGAGGGAGCGCGTCACGGAGGAGTACGCCGAGGAGGTGGCGTTCCGCCGGCACGTTGTTCGGGGGAGTCATGGAAGAAGGGTTTGGGGTTTGTGGGCGTGGGTGCCCGAGGTCAAGGTGCTTTGCGAAGGATACGGTCAAGGTCGGCGGCTCGGTAGTGTGCGACCGGGCGGGGCGTCTTGTAGATGCGGGTGGCGATGCCTGTGCCGTCGATGCGGTACTGGATACCGCGAACGGTGCGCCGAAGTTTGCGAGCGTACTGCGTGATGGTGACCCAGCCCTTGGGGGCCGTGAAGCGTTCGAGCTCCTTAGCGGCGGTGTGCGCGTCTGCCCAGGTCTTGAACTTGGGCGACAGGCGGTACATGAGCGTATGACCGACACGCTTCTCTTGGGCGAAGCCAGCCTTGACGATGTTCTCGATAGGGCCACGAACACCGGCTAGTGTCTTTACGCCGATGAGGGGGATGACTGCCTTCGTCCTGATCCAGCCTTCAGCTGCGGGGTCGGTCGGGTCGCCCTTCAGCGCGGCGATGAGGCCAGCGGCGTCGAAGCGGCTCATCGTTTCTTAGGGGTGTAGACCTTTAGGTCGGTCTGCCATATCCAAGACTTACCGACCTTGTGGACTAGCCAGACCTTCCAGTCTTGGCCGTCGACCCAGCCAGCGGCGAAGCCTGAGCCCCAGCGGGACGTGGCTAGGCGATGGGATGCGTACGCCATAGCGTCCTTGAGGCAAAGACAGCCAGCGGAAAACGCGGCCCCGCCTTCGGCCTTGGTCAAGTTAACCTGGCTAAGAGTGTGCGTGTGTCCGTGGATCAGAGCACCGCCGCGGTCGGCGTAGTGCTTGCCCTGCTCGGCAGTGGCGTTGATGCCGTGAGCGTAGCCATGCACGAAGGCCACAGGGCCTAAGCGATAGACGCCCTTCTCGGCATGGTAGGGCAGGATGGTCTTGGCGCCGGCAGACTTGGCAGCCGAACGGATGCGAGCCTCGAGGTCGGCACAGTAGTCGCGGACGATGGCCGAGCCTGACGTATGCTGTAGGGCGATTGCCCGGTGCTCGTGGTTGCCCATCAGGTAGACGGTGGGCTTGGTGCGGGCGAGGAAGTCTTCACCGCCCTGGATGTCGGCCATGAGGGACTCGGCGCCTTCGGCATCGTTGCCCACGCCGCGGCGCAGTGATCGGAAGTCGAAGCAGTCCCCGAGGTGCACGCGCACGGTCGGCTTGTAGTCCTTAATGAACTCGCAGAGGGCGTCGGTGGCCTCATCGTCGGCCATGTCGCCATGGTTATCACCGAAGGCCACGAAGCGGATAGGAGTGCTCATTTGTTGTTCAGGTGAGGGATGGGCTGGCCGGAGTCAAAGGCCGCGAGCATCTCATCACGGCGCTGGCGAGCGGTGATGAGGTCGCCACCGATGTTCTCGACGATGTCGGTGCCGCGACGACGCAGGCGGAACCAGTAGCAGTCGCCCAGGCGTTGGAGGTGGTGGTTCGGGTTGTCGGTGATGACCTTGTCGGACTTGCGGTGGCCTTTACTGACGGTGTACTTCGGGCAGGTGAGCAGGAAGGCGACGCGATCAGGGGACAGGCCGACCTTGCGGGCCCAGACCAGCGTCTCAGGTGTCAGAGTCTCCATGACTTGGCGAGGATGCGTCCTTCAGACATGATTTGCTGACGAGCGTTTGGCTTGAAGATGTACTCCTGGTCGAACAGGTGGGCGGCGCGTATCTCGGCGATGCTGTCGAGCTCCTCGTCGTTGGCGGGGCCGACCCCAGCGGTCGAGACGTACACAGTGCGGACCTTCCAGCCCTTCTCCCAGAGGATGTCCTGACAGACGCGCAGCTCATTGATGTAGCGCCAGTCGGAGCAGACCACGGTCTCGGGGGCGACCTGATCGTGGTGCTTCATCACCGGGCACCAGTTGGCGAAGTGCCGGGCGAAGACGTCCTTGTCGAGGCGCCGTGCGAACCGACCCATGGCGACAAGGGCGTCGCGGTTCTCGCACTTAAAGTCCTCGGTCATGAAGTTGCCCTCAAGGCCGAGATAATCCATGAAGTGGTTACCGGCCTCTTTCAGCGCGTCGGCAAAGTTGATGTGCTCGGCGGGTCGGGTGCTCCATTCGAGCAGGCCCGAGGCCAGCGTGTCCTTCCCGGCCCTGGCGAAGCCCGAGATCAGGACGAGCGTCGGGGCGGCCATAGGCGGGGGCGTTTCGGTCACGGCCTTAGAAGTTAACGCCTTCGGGGGGAAGGGCGTCAGGTACGGTCGGCTTTTGGGAGCCCTTGGGGTAAGTCATCTTGTACTTGTACTGAGGCTTACCGTTGTACTCGCCGTTCTCTTCGACCTCCACGCCGACGAGGATGGTCTGGCCGCAGGCCGGGGAGATGTACTCGAGGTACTCTGCCGCGGTGGCGTCGAGCCTGATCTCGTTGGTGAACTTACCGGAGAACTTGCCGACGAGCATGGCGAGGGCCTTGCCGTACTTGGAGGAGAAGTTCTTCGACAGGCAGAAGCCCTTGTCGTCGACGAAGAAGAGACGTGCGGAGACGGTTCCGTCTTCCCAGACCTTGCACTTCTCAAACTTCGGCTTGATGAGCTTCAGCTTGTAGGTGCCGTTGGTCGAGATGGACGTGAGGGGCGGGCGGTCGTTGTTTTCGGTGGTCATGTTAGTTATTAGGGAAATCGTTAGGGTAATTCTGTAAGTACCGGCGGGCTGCTTTTTGATTGTAGCGCTTAATGACAACGTGGCCCAAAGCGTATCTGAACGCTTCAGAATAGGAGCCGAAGTGAAACCAAGCTTCAGCCTTTGTCGATGCACGGAACGGCCAAGGCTCGATGAAGAATGGGTGGATTGTGCTCACTGACATTTGGGCAAACTGATTTACCTGATCCCAACTCACCGTTGTGTTAGTTTGCTTATCTACGATGCCTTGTTCACCAACAACCCAGTGGCTGTTTTGAAACCAAATCGGAGCCTTTAGTGTTTTTTGCGGTTCCATGAGATTAGGCGAAGGTGATAGCGGTGGAGGCGGACGGTCCCTTGATGTCGATGACCTGGACGGCGTCACCGTAGGCCGGCCACTCGCCGAGGGTCGTGCACTCGCGGTAGGCTTGCAGCGCCTTTTCGAAGTCGGCCACGGCGTAGGACATCAGCTCGGGCCCGATCTCCACGACGGCGGTGGCATAGGGCGGGGTCTTCTCGATAAAGAGGAAACGGAAGCCCAGCAGTCGGCGCTCAAAGGCGGTCTCGAAGCACAGGCGGTAGAAGTAGGCTTGGAGGTTGTAGCGGTAAGCCCGGATAGACTTGAGGATGCCAGCAGGGGACGCGTCCTCGGTGGTCTTTAGGTCGTAGAGGTAGCCGTCGGTGCCGACAGCATCAATGGCGCACTTGAGTTGGACGCCGCAGTGATCGGTCGTGAACATGAACTCGGTCATCTCGAACTCGACGCCCATACGCTCAAGGGCGAGTTTGGCGTGAGAGGCGATGATATGGCACTCGGCGGACTCTTCGTAGGACACAACGGTCTGCCCGGGCTTGAGGCTGGACTGGAAGGCTTCGTAGGTGGCCTTGCCGTCCTTAGTGCGGCGGTCGCACTCGGGGGCGGTGATGAACTTCTCATTGAGCATCTCGGGCTGGAGCACGGCGCAGTGAATAAGCGAGCCCATGCGGAGGGCCTTGGTCTCCTCGCGCTCCTGGTTGAGGTAGGCTTGGTAGTGGGCCGGGGACTTAAGCAGCTCTTTCGAGCCACTGTAATTAAGCGCCTGAATGCCGTCATAGAGGACGCGGTGTTGGATGATGTCGGGTTGGACTCGCATGGATGTGGTGTGGTTTCTTGGTGTTGGGTTGTGGTGGAAATTAGTAGAGGGCCTTGATAGCCTCGGCCTGATCGGGGCGTCGGCGTTCAACGGCGGCTTGGCACATAGTCGAACCGACGACGAAGCGGATGCAGGCGACCGGGCGGGAAGTGTAGCACTTGCACTTGCCGGTGCCTGAGAGGGAAGGACAGCGGGACGCTACTTCAGCGTAAGGCTGGCCGTGGATGTAGAAGACCTCGCCGCGTGCCCGGTAAAACTCGGCGGTCATCGGGTTGCGGTCGATAGGGAGCATGACGCTCTCACAGCAGGCACCCTTGCAGAGTTTGCAGGCTTCGCTCATAGCGCGTCGTCGTCGGGGTTGGACTCCTCGACGCTGGCAGAGATACGGCGGACATCCTCAAGGGCTTTCTCGGCGGCGTTCTCCATCTGCTCAAGGGTGTTCCGCAAGACGCGCAGCTGAACGACGATGACGTGCACCCGGTCATGCAGTGGCTTGACGGCAGCGGCCTCATCGGCGGTCTCGATGTGATCAGAGAAGACCTGAAGCTCAGTGATGGCCGAGCGGTTCAGGTCGGAGAGCGTGATGATGTCGGCGTCGTGCTGTTCATAACGTCCGGCGATATGCTGGACGGTGGCTAACGAGCCCGTGATGTTTTCCACAAGGCGTTTGATGGAGTCGCGGTTGGTCATCGGTTAAAGGTAAGTTCCTTTATCTCTCCGTTCGGGGCAAGGGTAAAGAAGCGGACTTGGCTTCGTGCCAGGGACGGGTGCGTCTTGCGCTTCCATAGTCCGAGGTCGGATAGGTAGTCGGCGTGTTTACGGGCGGTCATCTCGACGTAGGGGTAACCGTCGAGGAGCAGGAGCAGGGCGTACTGGCCTTTCACGGTGCGGGCGATGCGTTCGATGCCGGCGGGGACAGGGCTGCTCATTTAGCGCGGGGCTTCCATGCGTTGAGCGAGAACAAGTATTCCCAGCGCTGACGATCGGAGAGGAGGTGCAGGTCGGTCTTCATTTTCTCGTTGGGGGTCTGCTGCTTGAGCCCGGGGTTAGCCAGGGCTTTCGCGGCGGCCTTCGACCTAGCCATGGTTACGGGCTTCCTGCCAGTCTTCGATGGCCTCAATGAGTTCAGCAGGGTCGACGCGCTTGGCGTGGCGGACGCAGTACCAGATGGCGTCACCGGCCTCGCGCATACCTTCGAGGCGTTCCTCGAGCTGCTTGATGCGGGCGTTGGCGGCAAGCAGTTCGTTTTGGGCGTGGGCGTGGGCGATGGCGTTGTTCAGGAAGGCCATCGGGTCAAGGG